GCCTCTGGGCCTCGAAGGCCTGCCAGAGCCTGCTGAGCCTCTATGGCCGGGCGACCTGCGCCGATGAATGGAACAAGCTGCTGCATGGACGCAACGCCGGCCTGCTGGTACGGCGAGAGTTGCTGCATGGCAATGTCAAACTGCCGACGCTGTTCTTCAATTCCTGCCAGCGCGGCACCTGCTTGGAGTTGGCCGGCTTCTTCAGCACCTTCTGCGGCAGCCACGCCACCTCCAAGAGTGCCACCTAAAGCTGCGCCACCCAGCCCATAAAGCAAGCTTGATCCGCCTGTCAGTGGTGCAAGCGCAAGACCTGCAAGTCCGCCTAAAGCTGCGCCACCAAGGCCTCCGCCACCGCCTAATACATCACTCAAAAAGCCCATATAGGCTGCCTCCGTCTAGCATTTGCTGTCTGGGCGAGGCGCTGGCGGCTCAAGGTATATATCTCAGCTTGAGCAAGTCTTGCACACGTCGCCCGTTTTGTCAGGTAATGATCCGCGCGCTGACCCGAGTCGTCAGGGCTGTAGCCGCGCTGGCGATGGTCGAAATGAAGTCGCCAGGGTTTAGCACCTGCCCGATCATCTCAGGGCAGAGGTACGTTTCATCAGGCTGCACCGACTTGGTGTCGATGATGAGGTTGTCATTGCCTGCTGTCCCGCCGACCGTCACAAGGTTGACCGAGAACGTCCGGGCCACGGCGTCGTTGTTTGTCACCGTGAACTTGTCGATTATGGTGCGAGCCGCTGTGCTGGTGTATTGCGTGGTTTGTAGGGCCTCGATCTCTTTGGAGATGATGGCCTGAACTGTTACTGTCATTGTACGCCCTCGATATTGTTGGCAACTGTCAGGATTATAGATGGTATGCCGGGATGCGGCGCTACTGCGCCAGATGCCAATAGGACGACGCCCAGATTGCTGACTGAGTACATCAGCTCAACGTAATCGCCGGCGGCAAGGTCAAAAAAGTAATTAAGTGACACAAACACCTCAGCGTTGTTCCCCTGCACCCTCAGCTGGCTGGCCGAGTTTGTGACATCCACGCCGTTGACTCGGAACCACAAATAAAAGTTCTCCGCAGTGGCCACGCTAGAGTCCAACTGGATGGATGTCTGGAAGTTGTAGACGCCCTCAGTATCAACATACACCTCGCTCGTCGTGGTGCCAATGTAGACGCCACGGCTAAGGTCAGTGGTGTTAAACGTGATAGCCGTGGCAGTGTTGACAACCAGTGCTGCCTGCGTTGTCGTATCGTAAAAAGAGCCATACCGCGCTCGCTTGAACTCTCTGGGAGGCGGTGCCAGTGCCAGCAGTTCTACGGCCTGAGTCAGTGCTGAGATGGAGTCCAGCGCCTGCGTAGTGCGGGCCTCGATGACCGCTTGATTGACCGCTGCCGTCTGTTCAATACCTGGCAGCGACTCCAGCGCCTGCCGACCATAACCCTCTGACACCGCGCAGCAGATGGCCGCATCTTGCGCCAGTTGGGCAATGGCTTGCAGAGCCTGAAGCGCTTTGTCATCAGCAGCGCCTGCATTGATGGCTGCGTCCTGTGCGATCTGGGCCAGCGATTGCAGGGCCTGAATGGCCTTGTTGTCAGCCTGTCCGGCCAGTATCGTCAGGTCATCAATGGTCGTCGGCGATAGCGGCTCGACCGTCGCAAACAAGTTCTCGAATGCCCGTATCATCTGATGGTCAGGCAGGAACTCCGCGAGTTGTTCGCGGGTAAGTCGCAGAGGTGGCGTGTACTTTGAGCCGGCCATCAGTATGCCAGCGGCTCTAGGGCCGCCTCCAGCCGGATAAAGGCCACATGGGCGTCAGAGTCGCCACGGAAGCGCTGCATCCTCATATTGCGGAATGACCCCTGCCGGAACCACACCAAGCGCTTGTTGGTCTGGCCAATGGTGCCGATCCTGATGCCGTTCTCTTGGCTCCACGTCAGGCCATCGAGCGAGTAACTGGTGGCGATGAATGGATCTTGCCCGAGCGCGACGCGACCAGGTAGCGCCACCAGCTCCAACTGATTGACGATGACCGACCGGCCTTCGTTGTAAATGATGACCGTACCAAACTCCCAGCGCACTTTCTGGTCCCAGTGCGAGCCTATGGTATCGGTCGTGCGCCCGATGATGGTGGAGAGCGGATCTTCTACGTTCCAGCGGTCATAGCACCAGACATAGTTCTGAGCGCGGAACCGCGCAATGCCCACCACCGTGGTGACCATGATAAACCAAATGTTCTGGCCAAGCGTCTCGCTGGCGGCCGCATCAAATACCAGCGTGCGATCTGGCAGGTGAAACATCAGATGCTTGTGCGAGCGATCGTTCCTGGCTTCCAGCAGGCACCCGGCTAGCGTGGACTCGCCGTATTGCAAGAGAATCTCGTCAATCTCCTGCGTGCTGATCTTCTGAGTGTTGGCATTCTGCGCAAGGTAGATGCCTGGCGCTTCATTGCGGCCGCTACCGACAAAAGCCAATTGCGTATCAAACACGCATACGGCGTGCGTCCCGATTGCGCCCTTCTGGATCTCGGCACCGTCCACCGGCTGGAATGGGAACTGAAGCGTTGCGCCAGTGTTTTCAAATACCTCGATGGTGTAGCGGTTGACCGCGTTCACCTCATTGCGCAGCTTTACGATCGCATTGATTGGGTCTGGATCAAGCTCGCTGGACGCATAGGCAAACGGCAGCACGTTCAGCGGGTTCAGGATGTCAGTGACAATCAGGAACTGCCCGTCTGTCGTCATGAAATAGCCGTCAATCCAGATGACATCGAGCACTGTGCCGATGTTTGGATCAACCACTTGCGTGAGCACTGCGCCGTCCCAGTAGAACAGGTTGCCACCAGATGCGATTGCAAGGCGATCGAAGCTGTACGTCATCGTGACATAGCCTGTGCCGCCAACGTCGCCCAGAACCGAAACGGTGCCATCCTGCGCGATCTTAACGAGCTTAGTGCCCATGACGCGGTAGAGTTCGTTGTTCCAGTTGATGCCACCACGTCCATTGCCAGGGCCAGTGCCATAGGCCACCAGCCCATCGGTGGGCCGCATAAACTCAGTCGATACGCCAGACTGCTTCGGCACCGGCATCATGTTGACCGGATAACTGGTGCGAAGGTCTGGACCGTTGTCGCTGTAGATGCCGGATACAATCGGTATTTGTGGCATGGGTCACCTGTATCGGGCTGTTTTCTGTGCGATCTTTTTAGGCTGCTTGGACGTTTGCTTGCCGGCCTTGGTGGCCTCACGCTTTGCTCTGGTCGTCGCACCATACTCAGCAGGCGTCAGAGCCTCGCGGGCCTTTTTTGGCAGGTAACGCTCGCCAGTGGCCTTCGGGCCTTGGGTCGATGGCTTGCCTGACTTGGTTCCCCATTCTTCGCCTGTCCACTTCGAGAGCGACTTTTGCGCCTTCGTCTTTTCGCCCGTATAGCCGCCGCCAGCAGCCTCATATTCTTTCGCCAGCAGTTGGGCCTTGCGCGCAGACCATTGACCAGCCTTGCCGCCCTTGGAGCCTGCCATCACTCGATCTTTGATCCGCTCGCGCAGTTTGGGCTTGGTGTAGGCCATGGCTTACTCTGGACAGTTCCAACGCTTCAATGATGCCGCCTTGCGAGTAGGCCGCCCCTTCTCATCCTTCATCGGCCCTGGCATCCCTGACATTCTGGCGCAAAACGAATCCTTCCGCGCCTTGTCGGCCTTGGTTTTAGGATTCGGCGCTGGCGCTTTCAGGTTACTGCCCGTCTCGCGGTTGTATTTCGCCCGGCCTTTAGCAGTCAGGCCCGCGCCCTTGGAGACGGGCAATTTTTCCCCTCGTCCAACAGCAAGCGACGGGCCTTTTTTCTTGGCTGCCATTAGGCCACCACAGCGCCGTACAGCGAGACAACCCACCATTCAGTACCAAGGAATTGAAGCGTCACCGCCTCGCCAAGATTGTTGAATGTGATCGTAGTGCCGTTTCCGAAGTTTGTCGGAGTCAGAACGCCAGTGTCAGCACCAGCTGCTTCTGCTACATAAACGATTGTTTTCAACTGGCCAACAGCCCCGTCAACAAGTGTCAACGCATCGCCTGCACCAGTGGATGAAAAGGCGGTTGTGTTGGTAATTATATCAACCGCGCCTGGGCCGCTCAGAGACTGAACGCCTGTTGTCA